CATCGAAACGAGCTGCCGACTGTATGAGGAGGAAGGCAAGGCTCTGATCGAGAAGACGCCGGAGCCTATGCGGGTCGTTCGCAAGCTAAACGATGGCGCACACTTCGTCTGCGTTTTCGAGCATAAAGCCCAGCCTGACTTCAAGGGCACCCTCGCCGGTGGCCGGGCCATCGTGTTTGAATCGAAATTCACGGACTCCGGGAAGATCAGCCAGAGCGCCGTGACGGACGAACAGGCAAAGCGATTCGACCAGCACCAGGCATTGGGTGCCATGTGCTTCATCCTCGTCAGTTTCTCACTGGACAGTTTCTGCGTCATTCCGTGGGACACCTGGCGGAACATGAAGGCTGTCTATGGCAGGAAGTACATCAAGTGCAGCGAAGCGGAGATCATAGGCAGGGTTCCGTTCACGGGAAGTAGAATACTATTCCTCGAAAGGGAGTGACGCATGATGGAATTGTCGATTCAGCAGCTCGAACAGCTCATACAGCTTGCCGCAACCACGGGAGCGCAGGCAGCATACGCCGTTTTGGCTGGCGATCAGGGTTCCATTGTGCGAGACGCCGCCCGGCAGGGCGCGGAAGCCCTCAAGAAGGAACAGACGGCCATCAGGAAGCGCGAGAGCGCGAAGAACATCGACAAGCGGCTGCACAACACGCGGCTGCTGCTCAAGAACTATCGGATGCTGAAGGAGCACTTCACGAACGCGATCTTCACGCTGGACGAGGAACGGGCCATCGACGAGTTGAAGCCTGGCGACATCTGGAAGATGCTAAATAACTCTGCGCCGTCAGATGAAATCTACATCGAATCCATCTGCAAGAGCGCGACCCGCACCATGATCATCCTGCAGCATCTCGACCGTATGCTCGAAATCTATGCGGCCTACTGCGACCGCTCGCCGATGGAGAGCATCAAACGTCAGTATCGGGTGATGAAAGCCCGCTACCTCGACGAACCCCAAGTCTCCATGTTGGACATCGCCGACAGGGAGCACATACATAAGCGCACTGCCGAAAAAGACCTTGATGCAGCCATCGAAAACATCACCGCGTTGATCTTCGGCATTGATGCAATAAAAGACTTGACAGGAGGTAACTGAACATGAAGAAGGACGAACTGGTAAGCAAGATCGCGGGAGTGGCAGGAATCACGAGGAAGCAGGCAGCGGCGGCGGTGGAAGCCTTCTGCACCGAGGTAGGCAACGTCATGCGCAGCGGCGACAAGCTGACACTGACGGGTTTCGGAACCTTCGAGGCGAAGGTGCGCGATGCGCGGGATTGCAAGAACCCGCAGACTGGCGAGACCGTCCACGTGGCGGCCCACAAGGTTCCCCACTTCAAGCCTGGCAAAGGGCTCAAGGATTCCCTGCTGTAACTTTCTGAAAACAGGAAGAAGCGACAAAAACGTCCCGGCGACGGGGCGTTTTCTTTTTATTTCGGCCTGATTATAAAAAGATTACATTCTATGCCCTTGCAAAAAGCAAAGACATCCCTTAATATGGCAGCACAGCAAGGGACAACGACCAACATGAGTTCCTTGAGACGCCAGATGAGGCCGACTGCGACGAGTGCGAATGCAGGCTGAACCTGATCGGCATGAGCACTGACACATTTGCCGATGGCGGCCACGCGATTATGCGGGCGGCTTCCGTCTGAATTATTTTTTCTTGATTTATTACATTTTATGTATTGACAAAGTGTAATAAATCGGCTATAATACCACCAGAAGCCAACGAGAACGAACCGAACACAAAGGAGGACACCGCAATGACAATGAAGGAGCTTTTCAAGAAGATAGAGGCCTACAACGAGATTGCAAAGATCATGGGAACCGACAAGGCGCAGATTTACTTCGCCGACGTAGACCCGAAGTTCGGAACTTCTCTGGGCGGGGAGCACTTCGACGACTTCGTTACCTTCCGCAAGTACGTCAGAGGCGAATACCAGAAGGAGATCGCCGATAAGATTCTCAAAGCAGACTGCTGGGACTTCGACCAGGACTTCACCTTCGAGTGGGCCGGTGGCACCGCGACATACACCGCTGAGCTCACCGCAGCTTAACCGGGCCGGGCAAACCGGCAACCACCCCGCGACCGCTGCTCCGGCAGCAGAAAGGAGGTCACCATGATGACCAACAAGTTCACCCTCTCCGCGCTCTACGAGCGCTTCCCCCTCGGCTGCGAGGTTATCAATCTCGGCAGCATCCACGCGGTAGTCTGGAACTACTGCGAGCACGCGGACGGCTCCTGCGACCTGCTTCTCCGGGAACGCAAGCCGGACGGCGAGATCACCAACTGCCAGTGGATGGCAGACCCAAACAAGTGCGAGCGCGTGCTTGAGGGCATGGTTCACCAGTTCGGCTTCGTCACCTTCGCGTGACGGGGCCGACGACCAGAATTGATAAGGAGGGCAAACCAATGAGCGAGATCACGATCTTCAAGTTCCACGGATTCTTTGAGGGCGACACCGAAGACCACTGCGACAGGTATTTCGCAGCAAAGACCAGCGAGGAAGCGTGGGAGAAGCTGGAAGCCTATCAGGAGAAGCAAGTCGCCGACGGATTCCTGAAATTCATTCCATGCGGAGAACCCGAGGTTGAACTGGACGGCGTGATGATCTGACCACGCCGTCTTTTTCTTCTAAATATTTCATTTTGTATATTGACAAAATGCAATAAATATGTTATTATAGGCACAACGACAGGAGAGGAGCGAATCACCATGAAGCAGACCTACACCATCCCGGAAGCCCGGCGCGAGGACATCGAGAAGCTGGTTGCCAAGTACCAGAAGAAGGCAGCAAAGTACAACGTGGCACTGACCGCCGAGTACGGCGAGCCCTACGCCCAGAAGGTGCCGGTTCGCAAGGCCGACCCCGCCACGGGCCTGATCGCCACGGTGGACACGATGCTGGTTGAGGTCTTTGACCTGACCATAGACGGCGACGAAATCCGCAAGGACGGCTACGCGGTGGTCGCCAAGATCGAGCACCTTGAGGGCGGCAACGTGGTGAACGGCTTCGGAGCGGACGTCAAGCCCGCCTGGCGCACCGCCTCCTGCAACTGCGAGCACTGCGGCACGCTCCGCGACCGGCGGCTGACCTTCATCGTTCGCCACGAGGACGGCAGCGAGAAGCAGGTCGGGCGCTCCTGCCTCAAGGACTACTGCGGCATCGACCCCCACGCCATCGGCTACCGCAACGAGCTTGAGGAAATCCTGATCAGCGACGACATCGCCAGCTACGACTTCGAGCGCCGCCCGGTTCAGGAGGCCTACAGCACGGTCGAGATTCTGGCGCTGGCAATCAGCACCATCAAGCGGCAAGGCTACGTCAAGAGCGGCGAACCGAACAGCAACAAGGGCCAGATCGCCGAAGCCTGCAAGGGCTACCGCCCCACCGAGGCGGAGCTGGACGCCGCGAAGAAGCTGGCGCAGGCCATCGCCGAGATTGACCAGGACGACGCCTTCACGGCGAATCTGAACAACGTGCAGACCCTCATCAAGAGCGAGTACTGCAAGCGCAGCCACTTCGGCTACATCGCCTACGCGCCGGTCGCCTATGAGAAGTACCTGGAGGAAATGAAGCGCCGGGCCGAGCGGGAGGCTGTCAGGAACGCCGAGCGCAACGCTTCCGAGTACGTCGGCCAGGTCGGAAAGCGCATCGACCTGGACATCGCGGACATGAAGCTGGTCACGAGCTGGGAAACCCAGTGGGGCATGACCTGGCTGTACAAGTTCACGGACACCGACGGCAACGTGCTGGTCTGGTTCGCCTCCAAGCCCCTTGAGCGCGTGAACGAGAACGGCGTCTACGAGGACGTGACCGAGGTGAGCCACATCCGCGCCACCGTAAAGGAACACAACGAGCGCGACGGCGTAAAGCAGACGATCATCACCCGCTGCAAGGCGGCCTGAAGGTAAGGGCCTCGCCGGTGGGCCAAATCACCGCCAGAAAGGAGAACAAGATGAACAACTTGAGATGGTACAGGATTAGCGCCGACGGCGGAGAGACGTGGACGAGCCAGATTCTCACAGAAGCGGAAGCGAACCGGGAACGCGAAGAATATGGCTACATAGTAGAAATGGAGGAAAGACCCGTATGAGAGGATATTTCGTCAGGAAGCCGGAGAGCGTGAAGCCGCTGATCGACGCCATCGGCAAGGGCACAGCCGCGCCGATCATCCCGGTGGCGGACGTCACGCTGGACGATGCCGCATGGGAGAGCTTGCTGTCGGACATGTTTTCGAACCGCGACTACATTACGCAATTCTCCTACCTCACCGGCGCAGACGAGGGGGATATGTTCTGCATCATCGTAAGCAACGACAACGACCCGCGCAAAATCGCCATCGAGACAGAGGGCTTTGATTACCCACGCTATGCAGCGCTCGTAATCGAGTGACAAATTGTGGAATTTCAATGACACCAATCGCGCCGCTTTTTGGGCGTTGACACGCCGTTATTTCATGTGCTATAGTTTACGCTGAAAATACCATCTGAATTCTCTCACCCCTTTACGCCGCGCCGTCTGCGCCAACAGACGGCGCATTTTTTGTGCAATGGAGGAGGCTGCCATGTACGAAGTACATAATCACGACGTCCAGTTCGAGGCCCATCCGATGAAGGGCGACCAGGCATCGCGCTACAACGCGCTGCGCGAGAAAGCCAAGGAATTCGCCAGCCTGATCGACATGTGCTGCCCTGTCAGCCGTGAGAAATCCCTGGCGATGACCAAGCTGGAAGAATGCCTCATGTGGGCGAACAAGAGCATCGCCGTGAACGAGGCCTGACATCATCCCCGCCGTGCTGCGGGGATTTTTCTTTAGGAGGAATCACCGTGAGCCAGAATCCGAACATCGAAATGAGGGCCATCGACAGCATCACGCCCTACCCCAACAACCCGCGCCACAATCAGAGCGCCATCCGCGATGTCGCCACCAGCATCCGCAAGTACGGTTTCAAGCAGCCGATTGTCGTGGACAAGGAAGGCGTGATCGTGGTCGGCCATACGCGGTATGAGGCCGCGAAGGAGCTGGGCCTGAAGACGGTGCCAGTTCTGGTGAGCGAGCTGTCCGACAAGGAAAACCGGGAATACCGCATCGCCGACAACAAGACGAACGAGCTGGCCTCCTGGGATTTCGAGAAGCTGGCGCAGGAGGTGGCAGACCTGGACTTCGGAGACTTCGACTTCGACACCAGCTTCCTTGACGAGATCGAGGAGGCGCTGCAGGTGGAAATTCCAGAAGAAGATGGAGTTCTCAGCGAGGCGGAGGAAGATGACTACGATGGTTCTGTTCCAGACGAAGCGATCTCAAAACGCGGCGAAATATACAAGCTCGGCCGCCATAGGCTCATGTGCGGAGACAGCACATGCCAGAGTGATGTTCAGAAACTTATGGACGGAAAACTGGCGGACATGCTGCTCACCGACCCGCCTTACAACGTCAATTATCAAGGCGGCACATCCGACCACCTGAAGATCGCCAATGACAATATGGGCGATACCGCCTTTAGAACATTTCTGTCTCAGGCGTTCAAAGCCGCTGACGCTGCTATGAAACCTGGTGCGGCATTCTACATCTGGCACAGCGACACAGAAGGCTATAACTTTCGAGGCGCTGTCCGTGATGCGGGATGGCAGTTGCGGGAATGTCTGATATGGAATAAAAACTCGCTGGTTCTGGGACGCCAAGATTACCATTACAAGCATGAACCATGCTTGTACGGATGGAAAAGCGGGGCGTCTCATACTTGGTTGTCTGATCGAAAACAGACTACTGTGATTGACTTCAAGAAGCCGCTTCGCGCCGATATTCACCCGACAATGAAGCCCATACCGCTTTTTGAATATCAGATTCACAATAGTTGCGTCGAGGGCGGGATTGTGCTCGACTTGTTCGGCGGCAGCGGCACGACCATCATGGCTTGCGAGCAAAACGGTCGTACCGGATATCTGATGGAGCTCGACCCTCGATACGTGGACGCCATCATCAAGCGCTATGAAGAATTCACTGGCGAGAAAGCGGTTAAATTGGAGGTTCAGAAATAAGGATCGAGATTAAATCGCCGCTCTTGACACACAACAATCTTAACAGTATTCCACGGCAAAATGACAGAATCCTGCACCACCGCAGGATTCTATTTTTCTGCAAATATAAATTTTGGCACAAGTAAACACCAAAGGAGAGCGAGCGAGGTGATATAGATGGGGATGACGAGACCGCCGGAGCGAGACCAGGCCAAGGATGTGTGGCTCGCGGCAGACGGCAAGAAGTCCGTCAACGAAATCGCCCAGCAGCTCAACCAGAAGGCCAGCACCGTTCGAGGATGGAAGTCCAAGGACGACTGGGACGGAGCACTTGAAGAAAAGCAGAAGGCATCCAGCAAGCGTAAGGTGCGCAAGCCATCCTCGCAGGCCCGGAAGGGCAACTCGAACGCGAAAGGGCACGGAGCGCCGAAGGGCAACAAGAACGGCCTCGGCGCTGGCGCACCGAAGAACAACAAGAACGGTCTGAAACATGGAGCCTTTGAACGCTTCGCATACGCCTACATGGACGACGAGGAAAAGGAAGTCGCCAAGGAAACCAGCATCGACACCATCGAGC